GCTATGCGTATGGTGTTGTGCCCGGCTTTGTTGTCTAATCCCCCGCAGGGATTCTCGACTTACTCAAGCCCACGGAAGTGGGCGGAAAACAGCAAACTTTCCTAAAAAAATTCAAAGGGCGCGTCAGCGCCCCGCGCGATTTTTTGAAAAAAGATACTGAAAGTGCTATCACTCAACTGTCTTATGAGTGCATACACGGCACGAAAAACGCTATACAATACTTTCAAAACCTGTTTGTTAGGAGGTATTGTATGGCAACTAACAAGCGCGTCTTTACACTGCGCCTGTCCGATGAAGTTTTTGATAAGATCGGCGTTCTAGCAACAAAAGAGCATCGGTCCATCACGAACTACATAGAGTATGTGCTGCTCAAGCATTTGGAAGAAGTTGAGCGAGAGCAAGGGGAAATCGATCTCGATGACCCCGAAGGAGACTAAAGTATCATGTCAGTTTTGAAATCCAAGCGCACAGAAAGCAAGGCGGAGTATGTGAATGTCGCCAATGCGATTTACATTGAAACGATAAACTTCCTGACCCGCATTTCCGCAAGGTATTCCAGATTGATTGCAGAACCGGTTGCAAAGCTGGCAGGCGAGGTGATAGACCACGCCGAAAAGGCAAACAGCATCTATCCCTCCGACGATCAGCGGCGCCAGCTTCGTAAAGCACATCTTCTGGAAGCGCGGGCATCCCTGATGGCGCTGGATGTTCGGTTGACTCACTGCTATCTCATCATGACCCAGAACCCGCAGGGATGTTTCACAACTCCCTCAGGGAAAAGTGTCGATGCGAAGAAAGCAACTGAAAGACTGGACAAAATGGCTCAAAAGTTGGGTGAGCTGATTGACAGGGAAAACGACCTGCTGCAAGGCATGATCGGAACGGTTAATCGGAAAGCCTGATTTTTAAGTGGGTGTATCTCTGTTAATTCCTGCGGCGGCGGTCTGGTGGCTGCGGTCGCCGAACTACAACAACATCAACAACAACAACAACTTCTGCGCGGTTTCGTCGTCGGGGTCGTTGGACTATAACAACGCTAACAATGCGTATGGTGTTGTGCCCGGATTTTGCAATGCTTGGTCACATGGAGTAGCCATAGGTGAAAGACGACCATAGCAAAAGGAGAGGTACTTCCCTGAGGGTCAAACCTCTAAAACTGCTTTTCGATATGCTGACACGGACGCTTCTTGCATGGCGCGGGATGCATCTTACCGTGTTTCATGTGCCGGCATAAAGCAGATTAGACGATGCCCTACAATTCATCTGCACGAGGAGCGAATACTTTTATGACAAGTCAGGAGCGCCATGAAGCACGATACCAGCGCCGCCGGGCAGCACGCCGAGCCAGACAGGAAGCCCGTTGTGCCGCCCTAGGTTCGTTGGAAGAAGTATTCAGTTACCACACGATGTTCAAATATGGCCGGAAATGCTGCAACGGTGTACGCTGGAAGCAGAGCACGCAGAACTTTGAGCGGCATCTGTTTTCTCACACAGCGAAGCAGCGGCGGCTTATTTTGGCAAAAAGGTGGCGGCCTAAGAAATACGTTCATTTCACGGTCTGCGAACGCGGCAAGATTCGTGGGATTGACGCTCCTCATATTACAGACCGACAAATCCACAAGGTCATCAGCAAGGAAGTGCTGGAGCCGCTTTACGACCCCAGCATGATCTATGACAACGGTGCAAGCCGGATTGGTAAGGGACTGCACTGGCAGATCAAGCGCATCAAACAGCAGCTGGCACGGCATTACCGCAAGTATGGCCGTGCGGGCGGGGTGTTACTGCTCGACCTGAAGAAGTTCTTTCCTTATGCACCCCATTCCATCATCTATCAGCGGCACCAGCGGTATATCCTGAACCCTGATTTTCGGCAGATAGCAGATACCATTATTGATACTGCTCCCGGCGAATTTCCGGGCCGTGGGATGCCGCTGGGCGTTGAGCCGAGCCAGCAGGAAATGGCGGCAATGCCCAGTGCTGTGGACAACTGGATCAAATGCCAGATGTCCACGCATAGCGCCGGACACTACATGGATGATTACTGCATCATTCTCCCGGATATCGAAGATCTGAAAAAGCTGGGCCGCGCTATCGTGCGCCAGTTTGAAATCCGCGGCATCCCGGTCAACAAGAAGAAATGCAAGATCATCCCTCTGACAAAGCCTTTCCGCTGGTGCAAGGCTCGTTTTACCTTGACAGAGACCGGGAAAATCAAAGTCAATGGTAGCCGTGACGGCGTGATACGCGCACGGAGGAAACTGAAGCTGTTCCACCGTGAATGGCTGGCCGGGAAACGTACCCTGCAGGAGGTAGCGCAGTATATGAACTGCCAAGAAGCCTACTATAAAAATTTTGATGACCATGGGCGGCTGCTGCGCCTGCGGCGGCTTTGCTATGCAATTTTTGGAGGTAGAGTGCCTTGTTCAACAAAATCATCAAAGCCAGTGATGGCACTGTCCTTGCCTTGACCGAGGACGTGACCTACATCAAAAAAGCCGACAACGGCTGTTATATCCTCTGCCCGGAGCCTGATGCTTCGGGCATTTCTTATGCCGGCACTCCGTACCACCTGTTTGGTCGGAAGCCTCTGGATGATGCAGAGAGCGTCATTCTGGAGCCGACCGACATTGGTGGCTGGATTATGGAGGCGAAAGCTGCCATCGAGGATGCCGACGATATGAACGTGGATCAGGCTTATCGCCTGACCCTTCTGGAGTTGAATGTCTCCGATACGGATGACACTGAGAATACCTGATAGGAGGAAAAGGCAATGAGCAAAGCAACGGAAATGGTTCTGTATCGCACCTGCAAGCGCATGATCGAGCGCGGCAGTACCGATGGTCTGGCGGAGAAGATCGATATTTTCTACGCCGCCGGCAAACTGACCGATGAGCACTACGCCGAGCTGACCGGTATGCTCGCCGAGAAGAAAGAGCAGGTCTAACCTATGGAGCATGAACGCTTTATCGCCCGCCGTCGGGCCCGCTTCGTCGGGATTGACGGGCGTGTGAACATCCCTTATGGAACCGTCCTGAGTAATCAGGGCGGTTTTCTTATACACCAGAATAAGCGTGTATGCACTGTGAGCAGCCAGAACGCTCTGGACTACTTCGTGCAGGACGACGACGGCGCTGGTGACCTGCGGGGGAAGCTGGTTGACAGCATCCAGCGGTGCCTTGAGCGCCGGGATGCAGCCTACCAGACCCGCTGGGATAAGGTCTGGTCGTCGGCACTCTGCCAGCGGTACCGCCGCCCTGAATCCGATGATCACTGGCTGTGGGCACGGGCGTTTTATGATGCTCCAGTTATCGACCTGCGGGCAATCGCTGTGCTGGTCCAGTTACCAGTCAAATAATCGCACAGGGGGTGCCGTTTTGGTGCCTCCTTTCTTTAGACGATGTAGAAGGAGGTTCAGATGGACCAGCCTATTACGCGAGCCGAGCATGAGGAGTTCAAGCGTCGGCTCGAAGAGGAAAATGCCCGTCAGGACAGACGAATCGCCTTGCTGGAGGAAAGCGTAAGCAAAATGGGCGCACTGTCCACTTCGGTCGAGAAGCTGGCCCTGAGTATGGAGAGCATGGTCAGGGAGCAGGAAAAGCAGGGAAAACGGCTGGAAACTCTGGAGAGCCGCGATGGAGAGCTGTGGCGTAAGGCCGTCGGCTATGCAGTAACGGCCATTATCGGTGCTTTTCTCGGCTATGTGTTCACCCAAATCGGTTTTTAGGAGGTGTGCAAGTTGAGCATCATTACGTTCCAGCGCGGGGATAAGACCGCGCTCACCAAGAACTTTACCAAGTCTGAGTTCGAGTGCCCCTGCGGCTGCGGACAGCAGTCGGTTGACATGGAGCTGGCCGAAAAGCTCCAGCTCCTCCGGGACAAGGTAGACCGTCCGCTGAAGATCACGTCCGGCTACCGCTGCATCACGCACAATGCGGCTGTGGGCGGAAGCCAGAACTCCAAGCACCGCTATGGCATGGCGGCGGACTGGAGGACGGAGAACCGCAGCATCAACCCGGTGGCACTGGGCATCCTTGCTCAGGCCGTGGGGTTCGGCGGCATCGGCATCTACTGGCACAGCCGTGGGGCTTTTGTTCACGCCGACACCCGTGGCACGAAAGCGACGTGGCTCTGCACCACGCCGGGAAAGTACCCCAGCACGACCTACAACAAATTCGTGCTTCCCACCATCCGACGGGGCTGCACCGGGCCTGCAAACCGCAGTGCCACCATTATGCTTCAGAAGCTCCTGAAGCTGAAGGCTGATGGCCTGTTCGGCGAGGTCACCGAGAACGCCCTGATGAGGGCGCAGGAGGCGCATGGCCTGACCGTGGACGGAATCTGCGGCCCTGCCAGCTGGAAGGCCATTTCCGGGGCTTCCAAGTACCTGTGAAACATCCGATATAACCAACACAACAAAACGGCGCAGGGGTGTCTCTCCGCGCCGCTGATACTTATAGGAGGCAATATCATGGAAGCTATGCTGAACTTCATCCCCGCGCCCATCGCCATCGCTCTGATGCTGCTGGGCTTCGTTGCTCTGGCAGTCGGTGGCATCCGGCTGGGCTACAAGGCCACCGTCAAGGATCTGGCGCTGGAGCTGGTCGAAAAAGCCGAACTGTCCATCATGGGCAGCGGTCAGGGCGCCAAAAAGAAGAAGCAGGTGTTCGCTGCTCTCCGCGCCAAGTGCCCGGCGGCTATCCGTTGGGCCATCACCGACGAGGTGCTGGATACTGTCATCGAACACGCCTTTGATGTTATGACCGCAGCACTGGGCAAAAAGTCTTGACTGCTGCATGAGTGCCGTGTAAAATAGAGGCACTTGAAAAGCTTCGGCTTTTGTAGAGAGCGGCCCGGCATGGTCCACTCTTGATTTTATATTTGGCTACCTCGGTAGCGCGCAAAAATCCCCCTGCATTGACCTTTGGGCCAGTGCAGGGGGATTTTTTGTTTGCAGATTACCAAATACCGCCGTCATCGGCTTCCTCATCTGGGGTGAGGGCTTCCAGCATATCCGCATCCAACTTACCCAAATCAAGGGAAATGCGCTTGCCGGTATAATAGCCGATCACAGTCAAAACCGTGCCATTGAAATTATATTGTTTGCTTCCGCGCAGGATGCGGAGAGCCTGCTCCAAATCATTCATATAGTAAACCTCATCCTATTTTGGTAATGTAAAAGCGGGTGGATCCTTTTGTCCAAGGGTTGTGCTTGTCTTCTTCCTCGAAGCGCTTCTTCATGGAAAGCGCCTGTTCTTCTGTGCAGGTTCCGCCAACGATTTTGTCATAGCTGTTTTTCACATAGTATTTGACACCGACGGCGGCGCCGTGCTGAAGCGCCTGCTCAAGCGTAAGCATTCAGTTCATACCTCCCATCAATCACCGAACATCCGGCGCTCAGCGGCTTCCTGGCGCTCTTTTTCAATCATGGCGGCAATCCGGGACTTCTCTTTGGTGCTGAACCCCCAAGCCTTTTCGCAGGGGATGGCAACAATGAAGCCGTCCTCATGGATGCCGTATTCATTGAAATCTTCGTCAACGTACCGCTTGCAGTTGTGCGGCCGGTCGTTGAAGTCGTATTCGACCTCATCAGGAATGCGGGTCAGCTTGCCCTTGATGGGAAAATTGTTCAGCTTTGCAAACTCTCGGATGGTCATGGCGCTTCTCCTTACTCAATCGCTTCTTCAATGCTGCTGGTGGCATCTTCCAGACTGCTTACCGCATCGGACAGGCTTTCACAGATTTCCTCGGTACGCTCGTACCGCTCGCCGCTCTGGAAGTTTTCAGGGATGTTGTCCCGGTATTCTTCTTCCTCGGTCTGGATTTCCTCAAGCTGCATCTGGAGGGTTTCAAGCTGGTCAACGATGGCCTGCAGGGCCTTTCTGCGCTCTCTGTTCATATATATTCTCCTTGATTTTTCATCGGTGGGTGGTTATAATTAAAAAGCGAGGGCGGCGGCTCCTACCCGCCGCCCTGCTCTTACGGATTACTTATTATCCGTGGGGGTCTCATTGCTCTGAATGATTCTGTTGGGTTTAATCGTGATTGTTATCCGCTCTGCAAGATCGGGATGTTCGACCAAGATTTCCAGCAGCTCTTTCAGAGCTTTTGCTTTTTCATCCATCGGTCTGTTCTCCTTTCCGGTGAGCTTTCCGCTCCTCCTGACACCTATATTATACAGGATTTCCTTTATAATGTCAAGGCTTTTCTTAAAGAAAAACCTATATTTTTGAAAATATTTCTTGACAAAATACAGGAAATCATTTATACTTGCGGTGAGGTGATGAACATGGATTTCCCAACGAAAATCAAAATGGCCGAAGCTGTTTCCAAAATAAAAGAAGCTGAACTTGCCCGGCGGATGGACACCACCCCGCAGGCATTCAACCAGCGGATGAAAACAGGAAAGTTCAAGTATGAAGAACTGGAGCAGATGGCGCAGGCCATGGGCGCAGAGCTTATTGTGAACTTCCGCTTTCCTGATGGAACAGAGGTATGAAAAAAGCCGCCAGTGTTTTGAAGCGCTGGCGGCTTTTTTCATGCCGTGGGTAAGGGCTTTACCTGAGAAGCGCCAAAGAACGATGCGCGGTAGGTCTGGCCGTCACCTTTGCTGCTGTGGATGAGTACCGCCTGAAACAAGGCCTTTGCGCCATGTTCCACCATGTACCCGGCGACTTTCCAGCCTGCCCATGTGTTCACAGGCTCGGCCACCCCGGCGGCCTGCTGGGCTTCCTCAATGCGCTGGGCGTTGATCGGCTCGGCCTTTGCACTGTTCCATGCCCGGTGCAGGCACTCGGAAAAGGCGGCTACGCCCTTGCGATACAGCTTCCATGCCTTGCGCATGATGGCGGACAGATCAAACTTTTTCATAATGCCCTCTCTTTCTTTGGCTGAAAAGATAAAATAAAAAGCAGCAGGGGAGTGGGTTACTGACTTAGCATGCGCTCACGACTTACTGCGCTCCCGGCTCTTACTTCGCCCCTTGCCTTCCGGTCGTACTCCCTTGCTGTGATTATAGTATCTTCCTTTTTGCCTTGAAAGACAACAGCGAAACCGATATTTTATCAAGAAAATAGATGATAAAATAAACAAATATATTTATATAAAAAGCCCGGATTGTGTATCCGGGCAGGGGAGAACAACTTACTTCTTTCGGGCCTTGTTTACGGTTTTCGGGATCCGGCGCACCTCCGTGACTCGAAGCTCCTCGTTGGGTTCACGGACAATCAACTCATCAATGCTACAATCCAGAGCTTCACAAATCAAATCCAGATCGTCAAGACTGATTCTTTCTGCAAAGTCGTGATACAGTTCATTGATGGTTTGAGCGCGGATGCCGGTTGCGCGGGCAAGTTCCGTTTGCGTCATGCGCCTTTCGCCGAGACGCGTTGACAGTAAAATCCTAATCATAAGCCAATCTCCTTTATCCAAAATTCTACCGATTTCAAATCGGCTTAGCTGGATTTTGGCAGGAAACTACTGCTTTCGGCAAATTCTTCCGAAAAACGGGTAAAAATAACAAAAAATCCCCGGCTCTTTCACCAAAAACATGAAAGAACCGGGGATTACCATTATTGGCGAGTTGGTATCTCGCAGTACAGAACGAACACGCTCCCGACCATTTGAATGGTTACATTGGAGCCAAGAGTTCGTACCGTACACTTAGAGTGCCGCCGACGGGGGTCGAACCCGTACTCTGTCTCCAGAAAGGGATTTTAAGTCCCTCGTGTCTGCCAATTTCACCA